TAAATGATAATGGTTCCGTTGAAAAGTGGCAATCCAATGATGATGTTCAGACTTTAAAAGCTCAGATAGAAACCGATATAGAAAATGGTAAGAACGAACTTACTGAAGTTATCGTAAAGCGTAATAATGCGTATGAGAAATTAAAGCATAAGAATTATGAGTTGGTTAAGGAAATTTGATTTAAAAACTATTCTAATAATGGCACTATGTGTAGTGTTGTTAATGAGAGGATGTGATAACGAAGATACAAAGGATATAGAAACTGTTGAGGTAGCTGGTAAAGACTATGAACTATTAGAACAAAAAATAGATACTGTTTTTGTAGATAAAATTGTAGAAGTACCCAAGTATGTACCTAAGTATGTAGATAGAGTTGTTGAAAAAATAGTTGAAATACCAGCAGATGTTGATTCTCTTAAAATAATAGAAGATTATTATTCAAAGTATGTAGTTAAAGATACTTTAAAACTAACTTATGAGTTTGCTCCTGAAATTGTAATTGATTCAATGGGAACAAAACCGAATCCAACTTTGGGATTTGGTATTCTTACTGATACTATATCTCAAAATCAAATAGTAAGTAGAGATGTTATATGGAATTTTCAAGTTCCTACAATATACAATACAAAAGTAGTAAAGGAATTACCAAAGACTCAACTGTATTGGGGATTAAATGGTGGATTTAATAGAGAAGATGTAATTACTAACATATCCGGTTCTCTATTACTAAAAACTAAGAAAGATAAAATATTCCAATTAGGATTGGGAGTACAAAATAATTCTAATATACAACAACTATCACCATATATTAGTGCTGGTATGTATTGGAAGCTATCATTAGGTAAGAAGAAATAATTTATGGCTAAACAATCGTTGAAGGATATAATCAAGTTGGAATATCAGAAGTGTGCTTCTGACCCAATTTACTTTATGAAAAAATATTGTATGATTCAACACCCTGTTAGGGGAAAAATACAATTCCAATTATATCCATTCCAAGAAGACACATTAATTGACTTTAAAGACCATCGTTATAATATAATACTAAAATCCAGACAAACTGGTATATCAACTCTAACTGCAGGGTATTCACTTTGGAAAATGTTATTTAATCAAGACTTCAATGTTTTGGTTATTGCAACTAAGCAAGAGGTGGCTAAGAATCTAATTACTAAGATTAGAGTAATGAATCAATACTTACCATCTTGGTTAAAGTTGGAAACAGTAGAAGATAACAAACTATCCTTACGATATTCAAATGGTTCACAAGCCAAAGCAACATCTGCTGCTAGTGATGCAGGTCGTTCGGAAGCGTTATCATTATTAGTATTTGATGAAGCGGCATTTATTGATAAGATTGAAGATATATGGGTATCTGCACAATCTACATTATCTACGGGGGGTAACGCAATTGTGTTATCAACTCCAAATGGTGTGGGTAATTGGTATCATAAAACTTGGGTAGGGGCTGAAGAAGGTAGAAATGATTTTAACACAATCAGATTACATTGGACAGTTCACCCTGAAAGAGACCAAGATTGGAGAGATGAGCAAGAACGATTATTAGGACCTAAAGGAGCAGCACAGGAATGTGATTGTGATTTTGTATCTTCTGGAGATAGTGTTATAGACCCACAACTTTTACAATTCTATAAAGATACGTATGTTCAAGAACCAATTGAGAAAACTGGATTCGATGGTAACCTATGGAAATGGGAATATGCTGATTACAATAAATCTTATATAGTAGTAGCCGATGTCGCTAGAGGGGATGCTTCGGATTTCTCTACCGCACACGTTATTGATGTTGTTACATCAGTTCAGGTAGCTGAATATAAAGGTAAATTAGATACAAAGGATTTTGGAAACTTTTTAGTAGCATTAGCAACTGAATATAACAACGCATTGTTAGTAATTGAAAACGCAAACATAGGATGGGCAACTATCCAACAAGTAATTGATAGAAGTTATACTAATTTATACTACACCGATAAAGATATAAAGTACGTTGATTCTGGTAATCAACATACTAACAAATATCGTTCGCAGGATAAGAACCAAGTAGCAGGGTTCTCCACAACCTCCAGAACAAGACCATTAATCATCTCAAAATTAGAAGAGTACATAAGAGATAAATCAATCACAATACGTTCAGTACGAACGATAGATGAGATGTTTACATTTATATGGAATAATGGTAGAGCTGAGGCAATGAGAGGTTATAACGATGATTTAGTTATGGCACTTGCAATTGGGTTATGGGTTAGGGATACTGCGCTTAGATTAAGACAAGAGGGTGTTGATTTAACTAAACAGGCTATTAACAGTATTTCATCTCATACTTATACAGGTATATATGGTGGTAATGATTCAGATGATAATCCTTGGAAAATGGATGTAGGTGATGGTTCATTTGAGGACTTAACAAATTGGTTATAAATCAATTTTGTTATATTTATATAGTATAGGATTTATTATGGATAATACAACTAAGCAACTTTACAAAGAGTTCACAAAGGAATTCAAAGCAGACATCATTGAATATGATGTTGAAAACGAGTCTGATTTAAAAGAATTTTTAGAATTCATAAAAGAATATAAGCCGGATATCAACGAAGGTGAGTATCAAGGTAGAGAAGTTAAACTAAACAAACCTATGAGAGGTGATGTTAAGAAGTTTAAGGTGTATGTAAAGAATCCAAAGGGAAATGTTGTAAAGGTAAACTTTGGACATGGTGGAACATCTGCTAAGAAAGCAGGTGAGAAAACAATGCAGATTCAAAAAGATATACCATCAAGAAAGAAAGCATTTAGAGCTAGGCACAATTGTGATACACCCGGTCCAAGAACTGGAGCAAGATATTGGAGTTGTAAAGCGTGGTAAATAAATTAGGATATATTAATAATTTTTCGTATATTTGTAAGATTATTAAATAAACAGAAGTATAATGGCAGAACAGCAAAATAGTTCATTTTTTCAAAAGTTAACAAAACTTTTCTCAACCCAAGCAATCGTAGTTATTGATAAGGATGGAAAGAGAACAGTTAAAGATACGGATGATAGACAACAAGGTAGTACAAATCTTTTAAATTTAAAAGATAGGTACACAAAACTCCAACGTTCATTTGCAGGGCAGCAATCAGCCGCTCAATCAATGGCATATCATCAAGTTCGTAGAGAATTGTTTAGAGATTATGATTCAATGGATAATGACCCTATCATATCATCAGCATTAGATATATACGCAGATGAATCTACATTGAAAAATGAATTCGGTGATGTTATTCAAATTAAAACACAAAATGAAAACGTTAAGGCATTATTAGAGAATCTTTTCTATGATATTCTTAATGTAGAGTTTAACCTTTGGGCTTGGACTCGTAATATGGTAAAGTATGGTGATTTCTACTTATCTATTGAAGTAGCACCAGGGAAAGGAATTATCAATGTACAACCACTTCCAGTTTATGAAACTGAAAGAGTGGAGAATACTGACCCAAACAATCCAAACTATGTAAAGTTTAAAGTTAACCATGACCCTAATGGGAAAGGTGACTATGAGAACTTTGAAATAGCACACTTCAGATTACTATCAGATACAAATTTCCTTCCTTATGGAAAGGCAATGATTGAAAATGGTAGAAGAATATGGAAGCAAGTTTCTTTAATGGAAGATGCAATGTTAATCCATAGAATTATGAGAGCACCTGATAAGAGAGTTTTCAAAATTGATATTGGTAACATACCTCCACAAGAAGTAGATAACTATATGCAGAAGATAATTAACAAAATGAAGAAAACTCCTTTTGTTGATAAGAATACAGGTGATTACAATTTAAAATATAATATCCAAAACTTAACGGAAGATTTCTTCTTACCTGTTAGGGGTGGTGATAGTGGAACTGAAATAGATTCATTAGGTGGATTACAATATACTGCTATTGAAGATATCGATTACTTAAAGAATAAGTTATTTGCCGCACTTAAAATACCTAAAGCATATTTGGGATATGATGAGAATGTAAATGGTAAAGCAACTCTTGCTGCAGAAGATGTGAGATTCGCTAGAACAATCGAACGAATTCAAAGAACATTAGTATCAGAACTTACAAAACTTGCAGTTGTACATTTAGCAGCACAAGGTTTAGAAGGAACTGAAATGGTTGATTTCGAATTAAACTTAGTTAACCCATCTACAATCTATGAGCAAGAGAAGGTAAATCTTTGGAGTGAGAAAGTAAGATTGGTATCTGATATTACTCAATTGAATATGATTTCAAAAGAATGGGCATATGAGAATATCTTTAATATGAGTAAGGATGAAGCAGACCACCAAAAAACTCAAATGGTTAATGACCTTAAAGATAGATTCAGATATCGTTCTATTGAAGATGAGGGAAGTGACCCAGCAATGGAAACTGAATCAACTGATGTTGAGAGTGAATTGGAGGAGTTGAAAAACGAACTAAAAGATAAAGGTGGTAGACCAAAAGAAGGTAATACCTATGGTAAAGATAAACACCCATATGGGAGAGACCCGTTAGGTGCTAAGGAAAACCAAAAGGCTTTAAAGAAAACTGAATCTAAGATTGGTAGGGAAGCTAGGAAAGTTGGTAAATTCGCTAAAGAATATGTTAATGGTATATCCCCTCAGAAGAAGGTAATTACTGAAAAAACTGACTTTTTAAGTGATAGCAACTTGTTAGACGAAGAAAAATTTAATAAATAAAATAAAACTTATATTTATATACGATAAACTTTTGTGTAGGAATATATTATTATAGGGCAAAAAACGCAATGAAGAGAGTAAAACATTCAAAATTTAAGAATACCGGTATTCTTTTTGAACTTCTAGTGAGACAAATCACGTTAGAGGTTTTAAATGGTGATACAACGGAAACTGCAAAGACGATAGTAAGCGAATTCTTTTCAGCAAAAACTGAACTGAACAAAGAACTACGTTTATACGACCTTTTACTAAAAGAGAAGTATAAATCAGAATCAAGAGCAGAAAAGTTCATTGATACTATAAACGAAGCTCATAGTAGAATCAATCAAAAGAATCTACACAAAGAAAAATATAATCTTATTAAAAAGATTAATGAATCATTCAATATGGATGACTTCTTATCTTCACCTATAACAAACTATAAAGTATTAGCTTCAATATATAAAGTATTTGAATCTAAGAACTATGAAAACTATGATGTAAAGGATGTATTTAATTCTAAGATTACATTAATCGAAAACATCACATCAAAGCCAACTAAAATGGTTGAAGCTGTAGAAGCTGATAGGATAGTTGAAAGTTATAAAAAGCAAGATAAGGATTTACGTTTACTTACTTACAAAATTTTAATAGAAACTTTCAATAAGAAATATTCTAACTTAGATGATAATCAGAAAAACTTATTAAAGGAATACATCAATAACTTATCCAATACAACTGGATTT